GAAACTGGAATAACACGTGATCTGTACGACCTTATCCCCTTCGAAACGCTCGAGGTATGTTACCCCGCGTGGAGTAGAATACTCCGGAAGAATACGTTTCCAACGTATGAAACCGGGAATAAGGTGATCACTGTGCCGAAGGACGCCTCGACCAATCGAGTTATCGCCGTGGAGCCAGGAATAAACCTCTGGTTCCAAAGCTCAGCTGGCGAAATGATTGGGAAAAGGCTACGGAGGCGTGGTGTCGACTTGCGCTGGCAAAGCAAAAACCAAAACCTGTCGAAAGAAGGTAGTAAAACTAACTTCCTCGCCACGATTGATTTGAGCAGCGCTAGCGATTCCATTGCTGGTGCCGTAGTGGAGGAATTACTCCCTCCCCGATGGTACCATCTTTTGGACGCTTGTCGATCTCACTACGGTAAGGTAGGTGGAGTCAGCCAGAAGTGGGAGAAGTTCTCCAGTATGGGGAACGGCTTCACTTTCCAGCTGGAATCGCTCATTTTCTATGCAGTAGCTTTATGCTGCACAGAGTACCTCGGGATAAATACCCGGGGTGTGAGCGCCTACGGTGATGACGTCATATTGCCGGCGGCTGCCTACCCGCTCTTCGCCAAGTGTTTGGAATTCTACGGCTTTCGCATTAACGTTAAGAAGAGTCATATTGACTCTCCTTTTCGCGAGAGCTGTGGAGCCCATTATTACTTGGGTAGCGACGTAAAACCAATCTATCTAAAAGATAGAGTGGCATCACTTCAGTCCGTTTACCGGTTGGCAAATGCAATACGCAGAATGGCTCATCGCCGGAACTCTTACGGCTGTGATTCCAGACTGCGGAGCGCATTTGAGCTCCTTGTACAGCATGTACCCGCCGCTTTACGGCTGCGGATACCTGAAGGTCAAGGAGATGGCGGTTTCATCTCTAACTTTGATGAAGCTGCCCCCACAAGGGCCGCGCAGAACCGACGTACCTTAGGGTACGAAGGGTACTTCTACGCTTTCCTTGCTGAGACGAGCTTAACTCGTTATGATGACACGGAGGGCTATTTACTAGCTTCTCTTTGGTCTATGAAAAATAGGGATGATACCCTAAGCGTCATAGGCGCGTCGTTATTGAGGACCGGTTTATTCCGGGCCCTAGAAGACCGTGCAAGGCTTAAAGCGATTCGCGGATGGATCCTGGAAAGGCAGCTTGGGGAGTATAACTCTATTCCCTTAGCGAACCGAACCAGAATTCGTCTTGCGAAAGGCCTTGTTAAGCAGTGGTACGATCTCGGACCTTGGTTGTAAACTGAGGTCTGTCCCTAACGGGTGGAGGGGTTGTTACCCCACAAAAG